CCTGGCGGTCTCAATGCCGCGAGCTGTGAGCTCGGCAGCAATGTCTCTAAGGGTGGCTGCACCCAGGCGTGCCTGGATGTCGCGCACCATTGGCAGCATGCGTGCTGCATAGGCGTCTGCCTTGGTTTTGATGCTGGCCACGCCAGCTGCGCTGCCAACTGTAGGGGTTGGGCAACCCAAGCGTGTGCCACGGGCCTTGGCTTGTGCAAGGGCAGCCTTTGTGCGCTCGCTGATCTTACGTGCTTCCCACTCAGCAAACACTGCAGACATTTGCAAAAAGGTGCGGTCAGCTTCTGGCATGTCAGCACAGACAAAAGGTACGCCAGACTCAAGCAGGCCGGATATGAAGTGAACATTGCGTGCCAGGCGATCAAGTTTGGCAATCACCAGGACGGACTTTGTACGCTTGGCAAGGCTCATAGCCTGAGCCAGCTGCACACGATCTGTCTTGCGACCAGATTCGATCTCTGTAAACTCAGCAACCAACTCTTGGTCACCGACGTGTTGAGCAACAGCCTGGCGCTGTGCATCTAAGCCAAGACCTGACTGGCCCTGGCGATCTGTTGACACTCGGAAGTAGGCGACGAATTTGCCAGTGTGTGTAGTCATGATCAAGCTCCCACTAGTGCGTTGATGGCGGCACGCTTGGTGTCAAACGCAGCGTAGAACTCAGGGCCGTGGCCGTAGGTCTTGGTCAGTACCCAGCCCTCGCTGGCCTTGAGAACGCTGTATTGAACGAGGTTGCCAGCGACCCAGCCGGTGGCGTAATACAGGCCAGCGTGGAAGCGAGTGATAGTTGGTTTGTTTGTCATGTTGAACTCCTTGCACGTCATCTGTGCGTTGAACATGGAAGGATTATAAACACAAAGCGATATCGGTGTACAACCCCCAAAAAGTGACTATTTTCTAGGGACTTACCCTAATTCAGCAAAAAATCAGTCACTTAGGTGTTCTGTCCAATATCGGAGCGATATACACTAATGCTCCATGGACAACACACTCAAACCCTTCCTCACCAGGCTGCGCCCTGAGACTCGCCTGCTGCTTGACAAGGCAGCCGAAGACCAGCGCCGCTCTATCTCATCCCTAATCGACCAGTGCGTGCGAGACCAGCTGCAGCCCCGCTACAGCACGCTCTCGCCCAGGCTTGAGCGCTTTCTGTCGGGTGTGAAGCAATGAACCACCAGGAAGCCAACAAGATTTTGGACATGGCCAAGGACGGCCAGCCAATACCGGAGGACGTGCTGACCGAGGCGCTGTTCATGACGGGTGACGCTGGCTGCTGGCGCGACATCCCCTGCCCTGACGTTGATTCGTTTGTCAGAGACATGCGACAAGCAGGCTACCTATGACTGTGGCCATTTACTTTGTGGTGCCTGGTCAGCCAGTTGGCAAGGGCCGGCCACGGGCCAGCAGCCAGGGCGGCTTTGTGCGCATGTATACCGACGCAAAGACTGTGACGTATGAGCAGGCCATCGCACGCCAGGCGACGTTTGCAATGAACGGTATGGCATTGCTTACAACGCCCATCAGCATGCGCATTGTGGCCTTCTACGGCATACCGCCAAGCTGGCCTAAGCACAAGCAAATGCTGGCGTTAAACAACGCATTGATACCAGGCAAGCCAGACATCGACAACGTGGCCAAGGCCGTGCTGGACGCATGCCATGTGGTCTACGTTGATGACAAACAAGTCACTCGCCTGGTCATTGAAAAAGAATATTCGTATGACCCGCGCATCGAGGTCTACATCCATGAGATATTGAAATGAGTTTTGCAAGACACCAGGTCAGCCTTAAGGGCAGCAGCGTCAATGGCCAGCCATTCAAGCTGTGCCACAAATGTGAAGAGAAGAAGCCACCCGAGGGCGGCGTGCAGACCAGCCCGCAGCGGTGGTACTGCGCGGTGTGCTGGGTGGACAAGATGAAGGGCAAGCGATGAACACGCTACCCAACAAGCTGCGCCAGCTACTGAAGGGCCACGACGGCATGACAACCAGGCAGCTGTCCGCGTTGGTTGACTCTGGCATGCGAGACATCAACAGGTCGCTCAAGACCATGCCCGATGCATACGTTGACCGCTGGACAGGCCCAGAGCGCGGCCAGTGGGCGGCAGTGTGGTGCGTGGTCGATGTGCCCGAAGACTGCCCCAAGCCAGAATGAAGCGGCCATGGAAGCCACACTACCCCAAACACACGGGCCCACTGCCCGAGCGCGCTGTGCTGGAGCGTGCGGCGGCCAGAGAGCTGCTGACAACGTGGGAGCTCACCAAGGACAAAGCCCTGGTGGACAGGCACCTGGCGACCATGGACAAGCGCTATGGTACAGGCGCAGAGCAGCGCATCAGGCAGCACATGCGAGAGGTGGCCAGGAATGAACGCTGTGGCTGAACCGATTGCATTTGCGTTGCCCAAGCGGCCACGCATCAAAGAGAAGGACGCACCACCAGACCAGCGCAAGGTCTGCGTGCTGCCCATCAGAGCTGTGTTTGACAAGCGCATGAGTCACGGCGCGCTGCAAGCTCTGGCAGCTCTGTGCGCGTACTGCAACCGTGCCGGCATCACATGGGTGAGCCAGACCAGGCTGGCGCAAGAGCTCGGCATCAGCCAGCAAGCGGTGGCCAAGCAGTTCAAGCAGCTGCGTGAGCTGGGCTACCTGCAGACAGTACGCAAAGGGTTCAAGGGCGAGCGCACCGACACCCTGCGCGTTGTGTTCGATCCCAGCATCACAGCAGAGGAAGCCATCACCATGACATCAAACAAGGAGGACACACGGCCACCGGCAATCATCCAGGAGCAGGCCAGACAGGCCGAGGAGATCGACAGAGAGGGCCAAGCAAGGATCGCCAGGCTCATCAGCAAAGCACTCAAGCAACCACTGAAACAGGAGAAAACCATGCCCGCATCAGGACAGACTAGGACGGTCAAGAAGATGAAGGAAGACATCCAAAAGGCAGCTGCCAAACGCTCACCAGGTACAACCAAACCTGTGGATAAGCATGTGGACAAGCATGCTCACATTCACAACCCACAGGTTGTAATTGAAGAGGGTCTACATTCACAACCTAATCACAACCTGGAGGTTGTAGATAACACAAGAGAACACATAAGAGAGAACATATATAAGGTTAATACTTTAAATACAATAAGAGATCACCGGTTAGTTCTGCACAACCAAACGATCAAGCAGTTGCTCGACTTCGGCATGACCGAGCAAGACATCGAGGACGGCCTGACAACCCTGCTGGCGATCTACCGAGCCGAGGGTCTGACACCGAAAGAGCCCCAGCTGGTCGAGGGACTGATGCAGATGCACCGGGATGCCAGATGATCGAAGGCACCGCCAAGGCATCTAGATCGATCCATACGGCGCGATCTCAGTCTGGTTGGTACATGGGTAGCATCGCAGGCATTCAATCGCTTGTAGGCCGTTTAATTGATTCTGTACAAGCCTCAAACGAACGTATGGGTTTTGTACAACCAGGGGGGATGCTGCGACGTGTGCCCTGGGAAGCGACCGCAACCTATATGCGCCAGCGCTATGCGCGCAATACCGGGCGCGTTGACGGGCGCGGTAAAAAGCGACCATTCCCCCCTCCCCCTCACCGTAGCGATACGGGGGTCACCCCCAATTTTTCCTCAGAATTTTCTGAACTTTGTACACTCGCCATTTGAAAGGATTGATTTATGGCATACGAACTGAAGCCTGGACAGGGCAAAGCATTTGTGAACAAGACGAAGACCGAGGACTGGCACGCGCCGTACTCTGGTGAGGTGATCTTGCCTGATGGGTCGCCGCATTACTTGGAGATCACGCCTGGCAAGACGCAGGCTGGTGAGTGGTGGTTCCGGGTGAAGGTTGGCAAGCCCAAGCAGGCCAAGGAAGCTGCGGCTGCTCCGGTGGCGCAGGTGTCTGAAGACAACGACATACCGTTCTGATGGCAAGCCGTAAGCAGCCTACGCAGATACCCAGTGTGGCTGGCTGGGGTGGCACCAGGTCGATTGAGCGCAGGCTTGAGAGATCGGCCACCTTGGCGGGCAACCGGGAGGCGGTGGCCTATGCACTGCTGTGCATGGCGAACACGAAGATCAGCGACATCATGACTTGGGATGAGTCTGGGAATGTGACCGTTAAGGCTGCTCACCAGATACCCGAGCATGCGCTCACAGCCATTAAGTCGATCAAGCAGAAGGTTGACCGGGACGGTAACTCAACGCTTGAGATTGAGCTGTATGACAAGGTCGGGGTGCTGCGCATTCTGGCCAAGGCTTCTGGATTGCTGGACAACCCGGATGAATCTGACAAGCCATCGGTGATCGGCATCAACATCAAGTCGCCGATGAATGACATTGTTGACGTAAAGGAAGATTGACATGGATGAGAAGCTGATTGACCGGATCATTGCCGTGCTAATGCTTGAGCTTGATACCGACCTGGACGACCAGGCATGGGAAGACATCTGCGATGACAAGCTGGACTTGCTGATTGAGCTACGCAAAATGAAAAAAGGATTACATGAGCCGGACTAAAGAACAAAGCACCAAGCAGATGCCCTCGACGGGGCTGAATCTGGACTTCAGCGCCAGCAAAGAAGTGTGGGCCTTCTTGCAAAGCAATGCGTTTGTGCGCGGAATGATGGGGCCGGTGGGCTCTGGCAAGTCCTACGCATGCGCTGCCGAGATCATGATGCGTGCTGTCAAGCAAAAGCCCTCGCCCATTGACGGCATCAGGTATTCGCGCTTTGCCATTGTGCGAAACAGCTACCCCATGCTCAAAACCACCACGATCAAGACCTGGATTGACTTGTTTCCTGAGTCAACATTCGGGCCATTGCTGTGGACACCGCCGATCACCCACCACATCAAGCTGCCCAGCCGGGGTGACGCAGCCGGGATTGACTGCGAGGTCATCTTCCTGGCCCTTGACCAGCCCAAAGACGTGCGCAAGCTGCTGTCATTGGAGCTGACTGGTGCCTGGGTCAATGAGGCACGCGAGCTCCCCAAGGCCGTGATCGATGGATTGACTCACCGTGTTGGCCGTTACCCCACCAAGCGCGATGGCGGGGCGACCTGGTCGGGAATCTGGATGGATACCAACCCGATGGATGACGACCACTGGTGGTACAAGCTGGCCGAGAAGGAAAAGCTCACCGGCCAGTTTGCCTGGAAGTTCTTTAAACAGCCTGGCGGCGTGGTGCCGGTTGATTCTGAAGACCTGCCCGAGATGCCCGAGGCCAACGATCACATCTTTGCAGCCAACAAGTGGTGGAGGGTTAACCCCAAGGCCGAGAACTTGAACAACTTGCCATCTGGTTACTACCTGCAAATGCTGGGCGGCAAGACGCTGGACTGGATTCGCTGCTATGCGGGTGGTGAATACGTCTATGTCCAAGAAGGCAGACCCGTTTGGCCAGAGTATGACGACTCGGTCATGTCTGGCGACACTGACATCGACCCCAATGTGCCCATCCAGGTGGGCCTGGACTTCGGTTTAACCCCTGCAGCCACCATTGGCCAGCGTCTACCCAATGGCCGGTGGGTGATTCACCAGGAAATTGTCACGTTTGACATGGGCCTGGAGCGTTTTGGCACCCAGCTGCTGGCCGAGCTCAACGCCCGCTACCCTAATCACCAGGTATTGATCTGGGGTGACCCCGCTGGTATGGCCAGGGATGCTATCTATGAGGTCACAGCGTTCGATTTTCTGCGAACACTGGGGCTCAAAGCCCAGCCAACAGCGTCCAATGACTTCAAAGTGCGCCGGGAAGCGTCAGCTGCCCCCATGCAGCGCCTGGTCATGGGCAAGCCTGGGCTCATTATCAACCGCGAGTGCAAGCTACTGCGCAAAGCGCTGGCAGGTGGCTACCACTTCAAGCGTATTGCAGTCGGTGCCGGGCATGAGCGCTTCAAAGACGCGCCAAACAAGAACGAACACTCACACATTGGCGACTCATTCGGCTACCTGATGCTGGGCGGTGGCGAATACAACCGCATGACCCGCACACACCAGCTGGGAGGCCGCGCTCCTGGTATGGCCACAGCTGCTTTGGACTTCGATATCTTCTCATGACAGACCTGATCGACACCGTCAACGAAAAGCTGGCCTGCACCGGCTGCTATTTTGAGCCGATCACCGATTGGCACATCGAGCGCCTGACCGAATACGTCAGAACGCCCTGGCCCATCGACCCGCTGGACACTATTCACTTCAACATGGAGCGCGGCCCAAGCGGAGCCCTGTACTACAACGGTAAACTGCTGGGCATCATCGGTGTTGCCGTGCTGTGGAAGGGTGTCGGTGAGGTGTGGACGATTATCGATGACAGCGTCAAGCACAAGTTCAAGCGCCAGCTAATTGTCGGTGTGAGAACTGCGCTCGATATCGCTCAGATATCTCTGTGTTTGACCCGTGTACAAGTAGCAATAGAATCTGATGCAGATTATTCGCAGAGCTGGCCGCTGGCGCTGGGCTTTACGCTTGAGGGCGTGATGCGCAACTTCGGAATGGACGGCTCAGATTACACACTCTACGGGAGGATCAGACCATGCCAGCACCAATCGTCGCAGCTTTGATCGGAGCGGGTGCCACAGCCTACGCTGTAAACCGTTCACAAAGCGCAGCAGAGAAAGCCAGATCGCAAGCCGCCGAAGCACAAGCCGCTGCAATTGAGCAAGCCACTAAGAACCGAGCAGAAGCTGCAGCACAAGCTCAAGCAGCGCGTGAAGCAGCCGCAGAGACAGCAAAGTTGACGCGAGAGCAGCAAGCCGCCATTGCTGCCGAGCAAAGTAAAATGACCGCGGCACAGATTGCGGCTCAGCGTGAGTCTGCTGCATCAGCTTTGTCTGCCGCTCAACTTTCTTCTTCGCAACAAGCTGAAATGATGCGCAGCTTAACCGCGCAGCAAGGCGCAGCTGCAGAAGCTGCCAAAGCTCAACTCTTCCAGCAGCAACAACAGTATGCTGAGCAAAAGACCATGATGGAAAAGCAGGCGAAAGACCAGTCTGCTGCGCTCGATGCTGAACGTCGAAAGATCGCCGAGCGTGAATCCGCGCAGATGACTGCACGGCGCAGGGCTGGTAAACGCTCTTTGCTCTCCACTGCCAGGATGAATCCAGAGCTTGGCCTGGCACCAGCAGCCAACGACGAGAATCAGCTTAAGACTCTGTTAGGCGGTTGATGTGGGTGAAGACGAAGTAAATATAGAAGATGAATTTGCTGCAAAACTTGCAGCAGATGAAGCTGCATTTATTCAAGAGCAAGCCACATTAGATGCTGCTCTTCAAGCACAACTTGATGCGCAAGCAAAAGCGGATGCCGATGCATTTGCAAAAGCACAGGGTGAAATAGGTGCCATGGTTGCCGCCGAGCAGCAACGAATGGCAGCAGCTGCGGCAGAGTATGCCCAACAGCAAGCAGCCGCTCAAGCAGCTGCAGCGCAAGCGGCCAGAGAAGCAGAGGCCGCTCAAGCTGAGATTGCTAAGCAAATTGCTGAAACGCAGCGCCTGTCGGCTGAGATGGCCGCGAAGTCTAAAGCAGAGATGGAATCCATGCAACGCACATCGGCTGCCAAGATTGCTGGGAGCCGCAAGGCTGGCCGCTCTGCAGGCGATCGCTCGATGCTTGCTGGCTATGGCACAACAGCTGGCGGCCCACCAACACTGGGCGGCGGTGGCAACCTGGGCGGCAGCGGTGCAAGCCTGGGCGTATCAGGAACACTGGGAGTTTAAGAATGAAACCACAAGACAAAGTGCAAAAAGTGATGCATGAGTACAAGCGCGGCACGCTGCACAGCGGTGGTGACGGCAAGGTTGTCAAGAACCCCAAGCAAGCCATTGCCATTGCAATGAGCGAAGCAGGCATGAAGCGCAAACCCCGTGGTGGTCTGATGGCCAACGCAACATTGAAAGGTTGATCATGATGAAGATTGAAATCTCCATTGAAAAAGGTGGCGAAGGCAAAGAGATGGAAGATGAAGAGTTGTCTCCAGAACAAATTGCTGAGATGGTCAAGAAGCTAAAGAGCGCAACGCTAAGCCGCAAGGATCGCAAGCTGCTGGCCGACGCTCTTCTTAAAGAAGAAGTAGACGACTGATTGGAGTTAAACCATGAAAACCAAAGAAGTGTGGGACAAACCAAGACCCAAAGATTTGCCCAAGTCAGAGGCGTTGTCGTCTGCTGAAAAGCGCATGGCTATGCGTCGTGCTGCCAAAGCAGGCAGGCCGTACCCTAACCTTGTTGACAACATGGCTGCTGCCCGCGATAAAAAATGAGCAAGTACAAAGACCCCGAAGGCGGTCTGACCGAGGCGGGCAGGCGCAAGTTTGAATCGTCTGGCGAGAGTAAAAATCTCCAGCCAGGCGTAAAAGACAGCGCGCCAGAGGGTGAGCGTGCTAAGCGCAAAGGGTCTTTTTTGACCAGGTTCTATACCAACCCAAGCGGGCCGCTGGTCAACGACAAGGGCGAGCCGACCAGACTTGCTTTGGCAGCCAATGCATGGGGTGAAACTCCTCCGCGCACTGCTGGCGCTGCAGCACGCTTGGCCGCTAAAGGTCGAAATTTGCTTGAAAAGTACAAGCTAGAAAAGGATTGATATGGAATACGGCACAAACCAAAAGGGTGGCATGCGTCTAACGCCCGAGCAGATTCTCAAGCGCCAAGCACTGGCGCAGACGAAGAAGGACGAGTTTCAGCAGCTATACCAGGATGCCTACGAGTTCGCCCTGCCCCAGCGCCAGCTGTATGGTGTTTGGGAAGGCGGCTCTACCGGCTCCAAGAAGATGCAGCGCGTCTTCGACAGTACAGCAATCAATAGCACCCAACGGTTTGCCAACAGGTTGCAGTCTGTGGTCTTCCCACCGCAGCGCCGCTGGTGCCGCCTGGAGCCAGGTCTCGATATCCCGATGGATCGCAAACCACAGGCCCAGGCCATCCTTGAGCTGTACGGCGAGAAGATGTTTGCACTTCTGCGCCAGTCCAACTTCGACATCGCCATGGGTGAGTTCTTGCTCGACCTGGCCGTGGGTACGTCTTGCATGATGGTGCAGCCAGGCGACGACACCAACCCGCTCAACTTCATCCCCGTGCCGCTGTTCCTGGTGAGCTACGAAGAAGGCGCGAACGGCCAGGTGGACAACGTCTACCGCCGCATGCGCTTGAAGGGCGAGAGCATTCAGCGCCAGTGGCCCGATGCCGAGATACCGCCAGACATGCAGCGACGCATTGCTGACAAACCCACCGAGGACATCGAACTGCTTGAAGCCACGATCTATGACGCAAACCGTGGCGACTACTGCTACCACGTCATTGACAAGCACAGCAAAGCCGAGCTGGTCTACCGCAGGCGCAAGGTCTCACCCTGGGTGATCTCGCGCTACATGAAGGTGGCCGGTGAAATCTACGGTCGCGGCCCGCTCATGACTGCTTTGCCAGACATCAAGACGCTGAACAAGACCATCGAGCTGCTGCTCAAGAACGCATCGCTTGCGGTCTCTGGCGTGTACACGGCTGCAGACGACGGTGTGCTGAATCCCAACACGGTCAAGATCGTGCCTGGCGGCATCATTCCCGTGGCCCGCAACGGTGGCCCACAAGGCCCGTCATTGATGGCCCTGCCCCGCTCTGGCGACTTCAACGTGTCGCAGCTGGTGATCAACGATCTGCGTGGCAACGTCAAGCGCATCTTGCTGGACGAATCCCTACCCCCAGAGAACATGAGCGCCCGCTCTGCCACAGAGATTGTCGAGCGCATGAAAGAGCTGTCGCAGAACCTGGGCTCCGCGTTTGGCCGACTGATCAACGAGACCATGATTCCTGTGGTCACAAAGATTTTGGAAGTCATGGATGAGCGCGGCTTGATTGATCTGCCGCTGCGCGTCAACGGCCTGGAGGTCAAGGTCTCTCCCACATCGCCACTGGCTAACGCCCAGGCAATGGACGAAGTCAACGCGGCGCTGCAGTTTGCCCAGATCACCCAGCAAATGGGTGCCGAGGGCCAGGTGGCTGTCAAGTTTGGCGACATGATCGACTACCTGGGCGACAAGCTGGGTGTGCCTGCTTCGCTGCGCAACAGCGCGGCAGAGCGTGGCTTTGCCATTGAGCAGCAGCAAGCCCAGCAGGCCCAGGCCATGGCAGCTCAAATGGCCATGCAGCAGCAAGGTATGGCGCCGCCCCCTGGCTTGCCAGCACCGCAGGGAGCGCCAGCATGAGCTGGGACGAACTCGACGCAATCGGCCAGACAACAGATATCCGCGAAGTCACCCAGCAGCGCGACGACCTGGCGCGCCTGACACTTCGCGTGTTTGCCAATGAAGATGGCCAGAAGCTCCTTGAGTGGCTGCGTGCCGTGTATGTAAATGTGCCCATCGCCGTGCCGGGCACAGACCCGTCCCATGCATTCTTTGCTGAAGGGCAGAGAAACGTGGTTCGGGACATCGAGGCGCGGATCAATCAAGCAAGGAAACTATGACGACCGAAACCGAAACCAATGTCGAGCCCAGCACTGGCCTACTCGACAGCGTGCAGGTAGCAGACGAAAGCAAGACAGAGAGCCCGCAAGCTGTTGAAATTGACCACAAAGCAGCGACAGCAAACGAGCTGGCACCAGGTACTCCTGGCACGCCCAAAGATCGCCCAGAGTGGTTGCCGGAGAACTTCTGGAACCAGGACAAGGGCGAAGCCAACCTGGAGGCCATGGCCAAGTCCTATGCTGACTTGCGCAAAGTGGTCAGCCAGGGCAAGCACAAAGCCCCAGAGGGCGGCAAGTACGACACCAGTGTGTTCAAGACCCAGGATGTCGACAATGACCCGCTTGCCAAAACGTATGTCGGCTGGGCTCAGAAGTACGGTATCAGCCAGGTGGCCTTTGATGAGCTGGCGCAAAACGTCAACCAGATGGCTGACGAGATGGCTGGCCCGCCCATCGATACCCAAGCAGAGATGAAATCTCTTGGCCCCAATGCCAATGCCGTAGTCAACGGCATGGTGGACTGGGCTCGCGGCCTGGTCAACAAGGGCGTGTGGAGCAAGGACGACTTCGATGAGTTCAAGATCATGGGCGGCACCGCTCGCGGTCTTACCGCTTTGATGAAGGTGCGCTCTGCCTATGAAGGCCGGGTGCCAATTGAAGTTGCCCCAATGGAAGGCGCTCCCAGCAAGGAAGAGCTGTACCAAATGGTTGGTGATCCCAAATACAAAACCGATACTGCTTACCGTCAAAAGGTGGAGCGTATGTTCCAGCAGTACATGTCCTGATCTCCCTGTAGTTGCCATTTTGACCCAGCTCCGGCTGGGTCTTTTTTTATTTGTCAAGCACCATTTGCATTTTGTACAAATACTCATACAATCGCGCACAAGGCATACCAGGCAACTGGCCCTTACCGCAGCGGATGCTGACGATTGGCTGACGTAAACAGCAAGCAATCGGCCCTGGTTACAGGCCAACCGGCGCGACAACCCTGATCAACAACCGAATGAGGTATATCAAATGAGCGTTTCTCTATCAAACGCCTTTGTGACGCTATTCGACGCAGAGGTCAAACAGGCTTACCAGGGCAAAGCAATGCTGGTAGGTGCTGTACGTCAGCGTCGTGGTGTCGAAGGCTCCACTGTTAAGTTCCCCAAAGTCGGTCGCGGCGTAGCTACTGCTCGCGTCAGCCAAACCGATGTCACCCCGATGAACGTCGGGTTCTCCACCGTTACCTGCACGATGAGTGACTTCAACGCTGCTGAGTATTCGGACATCTTTTCACAGCAGAAGGTCAACTTCGATGAGCGCTCAGAGCTTGTCCAAGTGGTCGGCAGTGCAATCGGTCGCCGTCAGGATCAATTGATCTTGGATGCGCTTGTTGCCGCATCTGGCACCGGCACCGTGGCAAATTCAATTGGTGGTTCAAACACCAACATGAATATTTCCAAGCTGCGCGAAGCTGCGAAAATCTTGAACACCAAGAACGTGCCTTCCGATGGCCGCAACATCATCATTCATGCCAACTCTTTGGCATCGATGTTGGAGCAGACTTCGGTAACCAGCTCGGACTTCAACACCGTTAAGGCGTTGGTTCAAGGCGAGATCAACCAGTTCATGGGCTTTACGTTCCATGTGTTGGGTGATCGCACTGAAGGTGGCTTGCCCATCGACGGTTCTAGCGACCGCACCCTGTTTGCCTTCCACCGCGATGCCATTGGCTACGCAGAAGGCATTGCTCCTCGCACTGAGATCAACTACGTCCCCGAGAAAACAAGCTACCTTGTGAATGCTTTGTTCTCTGCTGGAGCTGTGGCGATTGATGTCGAGGGTATCGTCAAAATCACTGCACGCGATACAGCGGCTGCAGCTTAATAGGAGGGTCACAAAATGGCTTTCTCATCTGCTGGTTTTAATACCGTTGGCGGCCAGTCAAAAGCTGGTAATGCACCTGCCATCTACACTTACGCATCTACTGACGCACAGTCGGTGATTCGTGCGTCTGGGTACTTTGATTCAGTTTCATCAATTCTCAAAGTTGGTGACCTGATTTTCTGCTACTCGGCAACGGGTGGCACTCCAGTAATGTCCACCGCTTATGTGGTCAGCAACGCCTCTGGCGTGGTTGATATCACTGACGGTGTGACCGTAACTGCAACTGATACCGACTAATCGGATCAGGTAAAACGACGGGCCAACTTCTGATCATTCGGAGGTTGGCCCTTCTTACATTGAGAGGTTCACATGGCTGCTGGCGATACTGGAGTTTCAATCTGTTCTGATGCCCTGCTGATGCTGGGCGCAAAAGCCATCACATCTTTCAATGATGGCACCGACGCGGCCAGCGTATGCGACCGCCTATACCCCGACATCCGCGACTCGGTATTGACTACCTACCCGTGGACGTTCAACACAAAGAAGGTTCAGCTGGCTCAGCTGATCACCACACCAAATTCCATCTGGCGCTATGAGTATCAACTACCAGGCGACAGACTCGGCACCGTTCGCGCTGCCTATGCAAGCGCAGCGCAAAATTCCTACCCCAACAAAGACTGGGAAATCCAGGGCGACAAGCTGCTGACAAACCTGCCTGCTGTTTACCTGGACTACCAGTACAGCGTGGGCGAGTTTGCAATGCCGCAATACTTTGTGCAGCTGCTTAAGTACATGATGTCCTGGCACCTGGCCATGCCGATCACCGAGCAAAGCGACCGTGCCGGATACTGGCAAGGCGTTGCCGTTGGTGGCCCAGCCGAGAATGGCCGTGGTGGCTACATGCGCACCGCGATGAACATCGATGGCCAGGGCACGCCAACCCGCGTGATTGAAGACTTCAGCCTTATCGCAGTGAGGGGCTGATGCCACGTTTTGTTGACATTCAAACCAACTTCAGCACGGGCGAGCTTGACCCACTGCTGCGTGCGCGTATTGACCTGGCTCAGTACAACAATGCGCTGGCCAAAGCGACAAACGTTTTGATCCAGCCACAGGGCGGCATGCGTCGTCGTCCTGGTCTAAAGCACATTGCTGAGCTGCCCAGCTCCGCAGGCAGTGGCGTGCGCCTGGTGCCATTTGAGTTCAGCGTTGACGACAGCTACATGCTGTGCTTTGTTGACCAGCGCATGTATGTCTTCAAAGACGGCGTGCAGATCACGGCCATCAATGGCGGTGCCAACGCATACCTGACAACCAGCATCACCAGCGCGATGCTTGCGCAGCTGAATTGGACGCAGTCGGCTGACACCATGATCCTGGTGCATCCCGACATGGCTCCGGTGCGCCTGGTGCGCGGCGCGAACGACGCCACCTGGACGGCCACCACAATCACCTTCGACAGCATCCCCAAGTATGCGTTTGAATTGGATTCGCACATCCATGCTGGCAGCAAATTGTCTGTGAGTGCTGTGTCTGGCAACGTAGAACTCACTGCAACAAATACGAACCACACAACAGGAACAGCGCAGGCTGGCAGCTCAAACACTATCACGCTGAAGGCGGCCTCAAGTGCGACAGATGACATCTATGTCGGGATGTTCATTGAGATCACATCTGGGACAGGTGCTGGACAGACTCGATTGTGCGAGGACTACAACGGCACAACAAAGGTTCTTGAGGTACATCCGGCCTGGACTACCGCGCCAAACAACACCAGCCAGTATGAAATATCATCTTTTAAAGCGGCAGCCGTTGATCAATATGTCAACGCTCAACCGCAAGGCCGTGCTCGGATTATTGAGGTCTTGAGCGACACCAAGGTCAGAGCCGTTACTGAGTACCCGTTTTTCTCAACCAGCGACATCGATCCTGGCAAGTGGGAAATTGAGCATGGATATGAAAATGTGTGGTCAGGTGACAAGGGCTGGCCGCGCACGGTGACGTTCCATGAGGGTCGGCTGTACTTCGGCGGCTCCAAATCGCGCCCATCCACGATCTGGGGCTCAAAGATTGGTCTGTTCTTTGATTTCCTGCCCACCGAGTCACTGGACGACGATGCTGTTGAGGCAACGCTTGACACCAGCTCGCTCAACGTGATCGTTGACATGATCTCTGGCCGTGACTTGCAAGTGTTCACCACTGGTGCCGAGTTCTATGTGCCGCAGTCTGGCACTGAGCCGATCACCCCATTGACCTTGACGTTTAAGGGCGTAAGCCGCAATGGCATCAAGCCAGGCACCCGCGTGCAGTCGCTTGAGTCTGGCACGGTCTACATTCAGCGCCAGGGCAAGTCGATCAACGAGTTCTTGTTTTCTGACACGCAGCTGACGTATGTGACCCAGCGCATCTCTTTGCTGTCTGGTCACTTGCTCAAAGCGCCAACCAGGATGTCTTTGCGCCGTGCGACCAGCACAGACGAAGGCGATCTGTTGATGATGGTCAATGACACCGATGGCACGATTGCAGCGTTCAGCATTATGCGTTCGCAGCAGATCACTGCGCCTTCGGAGTTCATTACCGATGGCCTGTTCAAGGATGTCAGCGTTGACGTGACCGACATCTATGCTGTGGTCAAGCGTACATTCAACAGTACTGACAAATACTTTGTTGAGCTGTTCAGCTTTGATCGCTTTACTGATTGCGCCTTCATTGGCGGTTCAGCAGGCGGTGTTGGGTCTGGGTTACCACATATTGGCAAGTCACTCAACGTCATCTGTGATGGCGTGCCACAGGGCAATGAGACTGTAACCAGTGGTGGAGCTGTGACGTTTGACCGCGAGTCAACAACCAGTTACGAGGTCGGCCTGCCGTTCACCGTGTATGCCAAGACCATGCCGGTCGAGATCAAGCTGCAAACTGGCACCCGTATTGGGTTTAAGAAACGAATCGTTGAGATCAATGCGCTTGTGGATAACACCCAGCACCTGGCACTCAACCAAAACCCTGTGCCATTCCGCACATTTGACAACCCACTGCTGAACTTGCCTGAGCCAACATTTACCGGCAGCAAGCGAGTCAATGGCGTGCTTGGCTACAGCCGCGAAGCAAGCATTGAAATTTCACAGAGCTTGCCACTCAAGATGACCTTGCTTGGTCTTGAGTACAAGATCGCAGTGACTGGAGGCACCTAATGGATCCCTTTGAAATTGATGGCATGCAAGCTGCTGGCCCTTGGGGGGGGCCAACCGGAGGGCTAGATTCTAGTTTTGATTGGGCTAGCATCATCAATGCTGGAAGCAAAGTAGCAAGCGTAGCTGGCACAGTGTTTACTGGTTTGCAAACCGGTCTAAATGCAGCCGCCCCATATTTGCAATTGGCTACTGCCATTACCGCAGCTGGCGCTCAAAAGACTGCTGCAATATATCAGCAGGGTTTGTACGAGGTACAGGCTCTAGACACATTACGTCTGGCACAACTTCGTACTGATCAGGATCAAAAGTATGCGGCCATCCAGGCTGGTCGCAAACTGCTTTCTGCTGAGCGCCAGGCGCTTAACTACACGATTCAAGGCAATACCCTGCTGCGAGGTATGGAGCGCTCTAATGCGGCTGTGCGTGCCCGTGCTGCAGCCAATGGCATTGTGTACAACGAAGGGTCTGCTGCTAACGTCCAGCTTGCCAACGTGGGGGCGACTTACCGCGACGTAGGCATGTCAAACCTTAATGCTTTGACTGCTCGAATTTTAGGATTTGAGGATGCTGGAGCAATGATTTTGGCTTCTAAAGAGCAGGCAGATCTGACAATGACTGCAGCAGAAGCTCAAGCCAGCCAGATGCGTTTGGCTGGCAAGTATGCCGTGGAGAGCGGTGGCTTGTTGTCAAATGCCGCGCTGCTGCAAGGGGGCATGAACTTCGCGCAGACTGTCAAAAACCCATTTACAAGTTAAACCATGGCAGACCTACCACTCCTTCAATCAGGCAGAGTCGAGGCAGCAGGCATTCCTGGTGCTGTATTGCCAACTGTCAATGCACCGCAAGTTGACTATGTTGGCCTAAAGGCTGCAGCTCAATACCAAGGTACTGTGGCTCAGACTTTGGATCGACTAAGCAACCAGCTGTTTGGCATTGCCAAGACGGCAGCCAGCGAGGCTGGGTTGCAGTACGCTGCAGACAACCCTCTGACGGATGAGCAGCTGCAAGCAGCAAAGATGGGCGACCTGGGCGCAATCAAGTCTGGTGGCGCTTTAAACATTTTTGACCAGGCGGTGCGCAAAGCCCGATCATTTGAGCTGTCTAGTACGTTTGAGATGGAAGCTCGAAGCCAGATGACCTCCATGCTTACCGCAGTGGAAATGGGCAAAGCTACCACTGAGCAAGTGCAAAACAAGCTGGCCACCATGATGGATGGTTTTAGCCGGAGTCTGTCTCAGGTCGATCCAGAAGCATCCCTCAAGTTTCGAGCTACCAGTGCCACCATGGGTAACACCGTGCTGGCCAAGGCAGCTGAGTTTGAGATGAAGCGAGAAAAATCAAACCGCCTAGCTAAATTTGACGCTGACTTTGACAACAACACGCGATTGCTTGAGGCCGCTGTGTCACAAGGTTTTTGGGTGGATCCCAGGACTCAGCAAAAACGAAGCATTGATGAGCTAGCTGACGTGTACCGCTCATCAATTACAACTAGCGCCCTACTACTTGGTGATGTTCAAGTACAAAAACAATACAGCGATAAGTTTGAAGCAGCTCTTAAAGGAGCCAAGATCAATGCTGTAACTAAGTTTCTTCTTACAGACGAGACAGCAATGGCCGACACCGAAGCCACACTTAAAAACATTCAAGTTGGCAATGTGGGCCGGATGAGCGATTTGGTCAAGGGCATGCTGATGTCAGACTATGGCAGCATAGAAAAAGTTTCTGCCAATTACATGGTTGCTGTCAATGCGCGTAACTCTGCCATAAACACGAAGATTGCAGCTGACAAACGTGCAGCCGTCCTGGAGTTTGTGCCGCTGTATGAAAAGGCTGTTGCAGCCCCAGAAGGCAGCCCAGCGCGCAAACAATTTGCCAACGATATTGCAGCACTTGCAAGAAGATCACCAGACGCTGTGCCGCTGGGTGTACTTAAAGACTTGCTAGAGCCAAGCAAAGAGGGTAACCCGCTTGCTGAGTTCAACATATTAAACGGCATCTTCAATGGCACCGTGACCAGCCCTGAGCAGATCATGGGCAACAACACATTAAATGCTAAGCAAAAGGTCGGAGCGCTCAAGTTCTTTATGGGTGAAGATCGACGCGACGGGCAAGAGCTAAACACAGGGCTGGCAAGACTTGCCGGCATTCCCACCACGCCAGGCGCGGTGACGATCATTGATCCAAAGGGTCAAGAGTTCCAGCGCCTGCAGCAGCTTAAGTCAAAGGCCCAGGCAATCCAGTCACAGGCTACCGCTGAGGGTAAGTTCTTGCAGCCCAAGGCGATCCTAGACCAGATCTCAAAAGAGGTTGAAACCAGCCGTAATACAGAGCAGGCCAAGGCAGCGCAGCGCACGCTTGAGACTGTTTGGGAAAAGAAGGCTGGCGGCAAAATCACACGCGATACCCTGCCTGCTTTAGAGCAGAGCAAAAAGCTCAAGCCACAAGAAATCACACAAATTAAGCGTCTGCTTGACCAGGCAGAAGGGAATCTGTAATGGCCTTCAATGCAATTGAAAACAAATATCTGTCGGCTCTGACAGCAGTACAGTTTCCAACAGAACCGATGGAACCTGATACAGCTGGACAGCCTGACAGACCAATGGCTCCTGGTCAACGACCTGGCGATATCCTGGTGGCCGAGGTTGGATCTAGAGGTTTACCGGAAAGTGCGTACAGTGGCCGTTCACCTGACACGATGAAAGAGTACGACCCTACGGTGCGCGAGCGCTTGGCCAGCTTTTTACAGGCTGGTTTTGAGGGCATGGGCGTGGATCGCTATAAAGCCCGTCAGAACGCGCAAACCCTTTTAGGCGGCCCTAGTAGCAACCTGCCCTTGAATCTCGGTTTTGCAGACGT